GTAAATCTTTCTTACAATCGGGTTTTGAACCGTTGTTCCGTCTGGGAACACCGCCTTTACAATATCCCCAACCTCTAATTCCAAATCATTTAAGGATTCGATTTCGACTTTCTTGGAATTTGCCAACTCCAAAAGTCGTTTTGTTCCGCTATCAACCAGATCATCCCGACTTTCTGCGGATGAATAATCATAAAATGCGGTTCTTTCATCAAATCCGGTAAAGTATTGAGTCTCTGAAACTTCTCCGTTCTCATCCAAGTACAAATCAACCTTCATTCTTTCTTGGAGTTCGCCTTGTCCTGCACAAAGAAGATGGTTGATTCCCATGTTGTCTTCTTCGTATACCAAAGGAATCAATGAATCTTCATTGAATATTCCCTCTACCGTGGATGCGGATACCGCCTTGCAATAAACCTTTATAGGTTGCCCTTGTGTCTCTTTTACGGCATAAATGCAAAGCCTATAACCGATGGATTCACACAACAACTCAAGCCCATATCCCAAGGTACAATACAATGGGAACTGAAAGGATGATACCGTTACAACGGGTGCATCCGCAGGAACTTCAAAGAACCCACCCAAAGCATTTGATAAAAGGCTTCTCATTACATCGTGGATGTCTTTGTTGGTTACCGTGTAATAATCTTCCCCGGCAGGCGGAAGGATTAAGCACTTTTCAAGAAGTCCTCTCCATGAATGGCCTTTGAACACCTTGATATTACTCTCGGTAGTCATTTTGGTGTATTCAAACATTCCGCCTATTTCGGTATTCGGAAGATAAAACCCTCTCGCATCCAACTCCTCGATGGTCTCATTTGACATTTCAAAGTCGTTAGAGGCATCCGTTCCAACTTCACAATCAACGTTTATATCCACCTCTGCGATTTCATGTAGGTTTTCATCTAACAAAATAATCATCGTGGCTCACTCCGTTCTTTGTAAATGGTAAGCTCGATACCATAGGTTCTTACATAGTTGATAAGGATATGACCGCTCGGAATCGGTGCGAATAACTGATGATCGGGATTACGATAATCAAATACGTTTGTGATAATGCCCGTCTCACTTGTGACAAAGCACTTTCGGTCCGCTCTCGTATTCTGTCTGGAATCAATCGTCAAGAACTGATTTGTTCTTACCGGATAATTCACATCGTAGACATTTCCTGCGATATTACAGTTGAATAAATCGAAAGCACCGTATGCAATCAACTTAAACTTTGAATCTGCATAGTGGTCTATATCAACACCGACTACATTCGGCGCATAAGCATAGGAATATGGATAAGGATAACTATCGTCATATCCTTTGTTTCCTTCCTGTGCATTCTGTTGTGAAGGTGTTATCTCCACCTTCTGCTCTTCTATCCAAAACGGATATGGAGCATAAAACGTTACATCGTTGTAAGTCTCAAGTGCATTATCTCCCGGATAAGTGTCGGACTCGATAACATATACTTCGATGTAGCATGTACCCCAATAGATTCTACCTAACTTCTGATGGGTTATATCGTACTCCGTAGAAAAATGGAAGTTATCAATTTGAGTCTTCCTTGAATCGCGAGAACCACGGAAACATATCTTGGCTGAAAAGGTCTTCGCCTCTTTCGTGAACTTATCAACGACTTCGCCAAATTGCTTCTGTGCCACCGTAGTTCCCCACGAATACTGATGAAAGTCTGCTTCCTTTAATTTGCATCCGCTAAACTCCAAAAGGTTGTAGCGGACACCCCTTGAATTTTCATAAATCACACTAGGCATTGAAAACTACTCCTATATTTCTTAAGTATCTCTGGAACTCTCTATCCCCAATGGAAAGGCTAATGTTTGCATCCTCTGATCCTTGGCGAACCGCAGAATAGATGGAATCACTATCCAAGCCCGGATTACCAAGCATTGAAACATCCCTTGCCACATCTGCCACCGCATTTTGTACTAAATACTTGGAATTTTCAATTCCTTCCGCATAGAGCTTCATCATATCTGGGCCGTATGTATGGAAATTAGACAATGGGCCTTTCTTCGGTTCGGAGAATCCAAGGAAGTCCTTAACGGATTGAGCAACATTGGAAACGGTTGTCTTCAATTCTTCCCATTTCGCCAAAACACCGTTGATAAAGTTCTGAATCAAATCTTGACCCCAAGCAAGAGCACTATCTTTCAATTCGGTAAAGAAGTTTCCGATTTCATCCAACTTACCGGAAATAGTGTTTACAACTTCGCCCAACTTTCCGCCTGTGGCTTCATTTATCATATTAAAGGCATCAGACCAAATTTGATTATATAATTCCATTTGAGTGACGAAGATACCTTGGATTCCACCGCCATTCTCTTCAATTTTGGCTTTCAGACCGTCTAAAGCACCCGTGACGGTTGTTTTTATGGTCTCCATAGCCATTGTTAAGCCCTCGGTAATTTCCGTCCATTTTTGAGTGATTCCTTCGCCGATGGCGGTAAATTTCTCCGCGAGCCAATCCTTTAATTCCCCGGCTTTCTGCTTAATCAAATCCCAATTCTTATAGATCAGAACTCCTGCCGCAACAACCGCGGCGGCAATCGCTATGAATGGAAGCAAAGGCACTATAATCGTAGCCAATGCCGGGAGAAGTGTTCCCGTGATAAACGTTGCAAGTGTTCCAATCATCGGAATAATTGTTCCTGTGATAAGTGGAACGATTGTGCTTGAAATAAAGCCTGCAAGCACTCCCAAATGAGTCAGTAATGATCCACCCACGGTCATAATCGTTCCAATGCTTGAAGTTACTCTTCCGACAATAGATAATGCAGGGCCGATGGCTGCAACAATAAGACCGATTTTTACAATCAAATCCTTTGTTCCATCATCCAAGGAATCCCATTTTTCAATCCATGTTTCGACTTTATCTAAAAGGCTTTCAATATACGGAGCAAGTCTTTCTCCGATTTCGATTGCAACATTTCCAACACGTTCTTTAAACTGTGACATCTGTGCGGAGAACGTTTCGTATCTCTTGGAAGCCTCTTCCGTGAGTGCGGCATTCTCTTTGTAAGCACCATTTGAAACATTTACCGCATCTGTTAAGGTGTTAGATGCCAATGCCAAAGACTGTAACATATTGGATTGACGGATACCGGACATATCCAACTCATCCAAAACGGAATAAGTGTTAAGTTCGGCTTCATTCATCTGTGACAATCCACCAATGAAAGCCTGCAAAGCCTCAATAGGAGATGAACTCCAAGTGCTTGAGAACTGTTCTGCGGTCATTCCGGATACCGTTGCCAACTGTTCCAATTTATCTCCGCCTTCAGATACCGCTTGACTAATGCCTGTTAAGGTTTGTGTCATAGCCGTTCCACCCGCTTCAGCTTGGATTCCAACGGAACTCATGGCCGTAGATAATGCCAGAATATCTTGTGTAGACATTCCCGCGATTGTTCCCGCGGATGCTAATCTCGTAGACATTGCCACGATTTCGCTTTCTGATGTTGCAAAGTTATTACCAAGGGCAACGATGGCAGAGCCAACATTACTTACACTATCCATGCTTTCCCCGGTAATCGTCATCATTCTTGCAAGGGATGTGGCCGCTTCTTCTGCGGAAAGGTTTGTTGAATCTCCCAACATAACCATTGTCTTCGTGAAGGTTTCAATATCGTCCGCCTTAACTCCCAACTGTCCGGCAACCTCTGCTACACCCGCAATTTCTTCCTTGCTTGATGCGGTCTCGGTAGCCATTTTCTTGATGGATGCCTCAAGGTCTGCATAAGTGGTTGTGCCGGTCTCATCTACCGTCTTCATAACTCCGGTAAATGCACTCTCCCAATCACTAAAGGATTTGACGGATATAGTACCGATTGCAGCCAAAGGAGCGGTCAATCTCGTTGTCAGAGTATCTCCTACGGAAGAAATCTTTCCGCCTACGGATTGGATTTTATTTCCAATGGCTTCCATTTGCGCCCCTACCGCTCCAAGAGTACCGCCTTGAGCCTTCAAGGCTTCTTCGGTGGAACTGATTGACAGTTGAAGATATTCCATCTTCGTCTTCAAGTCGGTAACAGCCCTAGAGTCTTCTCCGGAAGCCTCTGTTACCTCTTTGATTCTTTTAGCAAGAGCCTCTGCCTCTGCCTTTAATGCGGAGAGTTTGCCCTTTAATGCTTCCGTGGTCTTCTGATGTCGGGAAAAAGCACTTCCGTTGCTTGTCATGGTATCAGACAAGCTCTTGATTTGAGCATTGAAGAGTTTGACTTGAGATGTAGCTTCGCTCATCTGCTTTTTAAACTCTGCCGAACCGCTTAATTTTAATTCAACACCGATACTTGACATACTATTTCAACTCCAAAACCTCAAAAAAGGTCTTCTTCTTTTCTTTTACCTTTGCCGTGCCATTATGTACCGCCCAACAAGATAGCAAATCCATAAATTCGCCATATCTGGTATTCATTGTCTCCTGTCGGCTCATTCCTAATTGGTAGCCATAGAAGATGATCCATGATTCATTTAACTTGATGGGCTTACTTCTTTTTTTGTCTTCTCCGGTACTGTTTCAACGGTGGTCTCTCCGTCAATTCCAAATACCTCAAAGGCTTTATTTACCAAGATAGTCAGTTCTTCTTCGTTCAAGTTCTCAAGTTCTTCTCTTGTGATAATATCAACTTCGTGAGACTCATCCTCGAAGTGAGCCTTTCTCTCATAACTTTCGTTCAAAATCTGAATGATACTCATCATGGTATCAACCTGTGCTACAAAATCGTTTGTGCTTACGACATCGCCCAATCGATTTATATCGTTGTTCGGGCATAATTTAGCCAACTGAATATTGGCCCACATTGTTCGTGCGAACTTAATATCTTTCATGTTTTCTACCTCTCTTTAAAAAAATGGGAGTGAGTCAAAACCCACTCCCGTTCTTGATAATTAAACAACTATATTAGGTTGTAACCGGGCTTGCAGAGAATTTAGCAACCAAAGCGGTCAAAGCATTGTCCTCTGATGCGTAGTCAGAACCAACCCACTTCCAAGACATAGCCGCGGTATCATCACGCATGATGTTTGCCGTAAGCTCTGTGGTCTGATAGTCGATTGAATCTTCTGCGGTCTTTGCTTCTACCGTGAAAGGATTGAAGCGAACCTTTGGAAGGATGATAGGAGTATACTTTGTAACTCCTGCGGATACGGAACGAACAATGAATCCACATCCCATAAGAGGTGCTGCTTGATTCTTGTCGTATGCAACCCATCCGTCTGCATCTGCTGAACCTAATCCCTGAATAAGTGCCTCTGCACTCTGGAATAAACCGTCAACAGTCAATGTCAATGTTCCGCCAATGAACTGTCCGGACTCGGACTCTGCGATTACATTGTCTGCATAGAAGTTGTTTGCATCTGATGCTTCGGCTTCGATAGAAACTTCAACACCACGAGCAAGAACTTCCGGTGTGCCGTAAGTAGTTGTGCCGCCTACATTTGCGTAGGTTGCAACATACGGCTTTGAAAAACCTGTAACAACTTTTCCTGCTGCCATAATTACTTTCTCCTTTACTTGGTTAGTTTTTGAATCTCGGAATCGAGTTTGCTTTGCATCTTATCAACCGCTCCTTTTTGAGAAGCTCGATAAGTGCGGTCTTTAAATGGTTGCTTATATTCAAAAGATGTGCCATGGTTTACACCGTTGGCAATCTTTGGAACAGGATAAGATTTTCCGTTATGCTCTACATAACCATCAAAACCTATCTTCGTCTTTGTTTCGTCCGGGCTTTTGTCGAATGATGCAACACCCATATTTTCAATGAGTGCATCTTTCTCCCATTGATAACAATATCTCTTCTGGCCTTTCTTTGCGGTTTTAGAAACCTTTAGGTTTTTAACCTGTTTCTTCATCTCATCCGCCACAAAGCCTGCACCCTCATAAAGGGTAAGGGATATAAAGCCGGTATCGTTTGTTATACGTTGCAACATAGCCAAGGTCTCATCAAGCCCCTTGGTGCTTACCGACATGACTCGCTTCGCCATTTAAACCAACTCCCAATTCCAAGTGTAGTGAATGAGTTTGGTTGTCTCTTCATACTGAACGGCTTCTAACCGCCAAGAACATCCCGTGACACCATTCAAACACTCTTGAATCGAATCAATCATCGGGTCAAATTCGGTCTGTGTATAATAATCACAATACCCGGTAATCGTCTGCTCCTCTTTGCTATTGTCAGAGTGGAAAGAGTTATTCTCTCCGTCTTCCGCCCATACCAAATAGGATTTTGTTACCGCATCTGGCTTCATATAGTGATAAGCCTTAAGCCCTGTGACTTGATTAAGAGCTTGATACAATGTTTTCAGTTTGTTCGTTATAGATTTCATATAAATCATCAACCCTACTCAAAGTAATATCCACGGAATCTTTTCCGATGTTTTTTTGGATAAAATCAACTTGATACTGTTTGCCATCCTCCGGAATAACAACATATCCGTTCTCAAGAACATCTGTGTTGTAAACCCTTAAAAGGGCATCTATGCTTCGGTTCGCCCCGAGTGCCGCATACATACGAGTCACTCCTACTCGAAGTTCGTCATAATACGCATCCACCAACTTTACGAGCTTTTCGCTTGGCATTAGTCCTGCAAGGGCAATATTCTCAAGTTTGTA